GCAACCCTGTGTATCTGCGTGAATTGAACCAACAACTGCAAACCGAAACGGACCCTGGCCGTATTGCTATTCTGATGGAGGAAATCCAGAAGGCTAGCGGTGCCGGTTTCCAGCAGCGAATGAGGTAAATATGAATGCCGAAGAACGCGCCCAACTAATTGCCGATCTAACTCTTGCCCTGCAAGCTGTCCCCAAAAAGGAACTGACTGAAGAGGAAATGCAGTGGGTGCGTTTGGCTATTGCTGCTGAAGCCCGCAAGATTAAGTTCCGAGATGCCGTCATTGAGAAAAGTTTGACGGGATTAGTGTGGGCTTGTGTGGTGGGTGTCGGATACGTTTTTGTCGATTTTTTACATAACCGCGGTTTAAAGTTGTAAATATGGAATGGCTTAAACAAATTGCCCCCACGATCGCCACTGCACTAGGGGGGCCATTAGCTGGCATGGCGGTCACTGCAATTTCCAAGGCTATCGGCGTTGATGAGGAAGATGTCGGTGAGCTAATCAACAACAACAAACTTACTGCCGAGCAGATTGCCAAGATCAAGATTGCGGAAATTGACCTCCAGAAGCAGGCTCAGGAGCTGGGCTTGAACTTTGAGAAGCTGGCGGTGGACGACAGGAAGAGTGCCCGTGAGATGCAGGCCACCACCCGCTCCATCGTCCCCCCGGCGCTGGCTGCGATTGTCACCGTCGGGTTCTTCGGCATCCTTGTAATGATGCTGCTTGGGCAAGTGGACTCCAATAATCCGCCTATCCTGATGATGTTGGGTTCTCTCGGCACTGCTTGGACCGGTATCATCGCGTATTATTTTGGTTCTAGCGCTGGCTCTCAGGCTAAGACCGACCTGTTATCTAAAACACCTGCGATTAAATGAAAGACAACTTCCAAGACGCATTGGCCGCTGTACTTCATCACGAAGGAGGGTATGTCAATCACCCGTCTGATCCAGGGGGTATGACTAACCTAGGCTGTACAAAAAAGGTATGGGAAGAATGGGTAGGGCATCCGGTTGATGAAAAGGCTATGCGGGCCTTAACTCCTGCTGACGTTGCCCCTTTGTACAAAGCCAAATATTGGGATAAGGTCAAGGGCGATGATCTGCCAGATGGCGTGGACTACATTGTCTTTGACGCTGCCATCAATTCAGGGCCTGGCAGGGCTGCTAAATGGCTCCAGCAGACTGTTGGCGTGACGGCTGATGGTGCTATTGGTCCTGGCACTCTCAAGGCTGTACAGGCCATGCCGGTGCTAGAGATTGTGGATAAGTACCAGCAGACTCGATTAGAGTTTTTACAAGCCCTGTCAACATGGGCCACCTTTGGAAAAGGTTGGGGGCGGCGTGTCACGGAAGTAGAACAAGCCGCTCTTAAAATGGTGACATGAAAAACCTTCCAGACGCAGAGCAGGCGGAACAATTTGATCGGTACATAGAGTACTGGCAAACCTACTTGTCTTTGCAGAACTGGAGAATTGAGCGCGTTAAGAAGCCTGCCAAAGACGCAATGGCTTCCATTGCCTTTGATGATAGCGCCAAGCTGGCAACGTATCGGCTTGGTGATTTTGGGGGGACAGAAATCAATTCTGAATCCCTAAGCAAAACCGCTTTGCACGAAATTTTGCATGTTTTATTGCATGATTTATTGGTTGGAGCGGCGGATAACCGTGGTAACGAAGAGCAGATCGATGCTCTCGAACACTCGGTCATCAATGTATTAGAAAAGGTCTTGTATGACTGCCAAAAAACTGTCTGACACTGAGTTTCTAGAACTCTGGGAATCTTCAGGCAGCATCAATAATTTCTGCAAAATCTCTGGCATGGAGCGGCGAAATGTTTTAAAGCGCCGACGTACTTTAGAGATCAGATACAAAATTAAGCTCCCCGGTGGCAATGATAGATATGTCCATTTGCATACTGCCCACCGTCATCAAGGCCGCTACGAAGCCGGCATCCTAAATGGCACTGTGCTGGTTTTCTCAGACGCACACTTTTGGCCCGGCATCCGTACTACCGCATTTCGAGGGTTACTGTGGGCTATCAAGGAACTAAAACCCAAAGTCGTTGTCAACAATGGTGACGCATTTGACGGGGCAAGTATCAGTCGCTTTCCCAGGATCGGGTGGGACTCCAAGCCTTCGATTATTCAGGAACTCAAAGCCTGCGAAGCCTGCCTTGGGGAGATTGAAGAGGCTGCACGAACCGCCAGAGACAATGTCAAACTGGTTTGGCCGCTAGGTAATCACGATGCTCGGTTCGAGAACAGGCTGGCTCAAAATGCTCCTGAGTTTGAGGGGGTAGCTGGGTTCCACCTCAAAGACCATTTTCCAGCGTGGATTCCCTGCTGGTCCACTTGGCTCACTGATGATGTGGTGGTCAAGCACCGCTACAAGGGTGGCATCCATGCAACCCACAACAACACTGTAGGCAGCGGTAAAACAATCGTAACTGGACACCTCCATAGCCTGAAGGTGACTCCGTACTCCGACTACAATGGTACGCGGTATGGGGTCGATGCCGGCACGCTGGCGGACACCGACGGGCCCCAATTCGTAGACTATCTCGAAGATGGTCCGACTAACTGGCGTTCGGGCTTCATTGTCCTCACTTTCAAGGATGGTGAACTCTTGTACCCGGAGATCGTTCAGAAGTTCTCGGACAATCACATTCAGTTCCGTGGTCAAGTCATAGATGTCAGCGACCTATGAGTGCCCCACTCATTGCTGCTGTGGGCGTAGTTTACGCCTATGTCAGCTTGGAACAGTTTATGAAAGGCAATGCCGGTATGGGGATTGCCTATTTCGGTTACGCAGTAGGTAACGTGGGGCTGTATCTACTCGCGAAGGGCTAACACTTCTGCCAGCTTTTGCAGGTAGTGTGCTGCCTTGAGGATCTCTTGTTCAGAGTGATCCTTTGAGCCCATACGCATCACATACTTCAGAGCACAGCCCCGGTAGTAACCGATACGCTGCTCTACCGGCCAGGAATCCACCACATCCCAGGGCTCTACGGCCATGTTCTTGTAGTGGTCCCCGCCGACCTGGGTGTCACGGGCTGACATCAGGTTTCCTTTACAAACACACCTGAGGCCATCAGAGTGCCTTTGCGGTGTTTGATTTGGTCGTAGGCGATCTCCATGCAGTCCACCAGATTGATGTCTTGCAGGGCGCAATAGTTGATCAGGCAGACCATGACATCACCGACGGCATCGATGATTTCATCTTTCTGGTTCTTCAGGGTTGCGTCTGCCAGCTCACCCATTTCAGACAGGGCCTTCAAAAGTTGAGCGTGGGGGGTGCTATTAGGAATAATTCGTCGCTGTTCACTCCAGCGGACAATCTCCGATTCCAAGGCGGCATAGGTGGCCATATTGATTCCTTACACAATCATTCGGGTTTGGTAGCTAGTCAGGCACTGGCCAGTGTCCGTTTTGTACAGACTGCCAGTTACGGAGTCTGCCCAGAACTGTCCAATGTCTTCGTAGGTATTGCGGATAGGATCGTACTCCTGCACATCAATCAGCTTGAATTTGCGCTGTTGACGACCTTCAACCGTGTGTACCGTCTTCAGCACTGCCCCATCTTTGAGAAGATGGAAGTTCACTGCTAGGCAGGCCGGTTCGCCTTTGATGATAAGGTGTGTCATATTTAAGGTGGGGTACTCGCTGCGTCTGGTGCTCAATGCACATGGGGCGTACCCGCAGCATCCGCTTTCCCCCATAAAGGTGGGGCCTACTCACTTACCGACGGGTGCTGATCTCCCGCATCACCTTGAAGAGAGGAACAACGTCTCTCTACTGTCGTCAGCCCGACGATCCGGTTCGCTTTCGGCCCCGTTATTACATGCAACCGCAGATCTGCTTGCCGTTCATTCCGGTATAGCAGCGATAGGGCTGGTTGATGGGGCATTTGGCAGCAGCAATGCCGGAGGCCAGCAGGAGGGCGATAGCGATCAGTTTTTTCATGGTAGTTCCTTTCAGTTGATTACCAGGGGATATCGTCAGACTCTTCTTTCTTCGCAGCTCGGGTGGGTTGGCTGCTTTGCCGTGTCTGCTCTTGCTTTTGGCGCACAGACAAACTGATGAACTTCTGACCGCCCTTGCTGACTTTGGACCAGCCAGAAATCCAATATTCCATACCATCGATATTGATGGACCCGCTCAGGTCCGGGTGCTTTTCTTCCGTTTTCTTGTCGTTCTTGAACAGACTGCCACGGTTAGTGTTGTCGTATTGCTGATTCATTCTTTGGCTTTCTTAAGAGTGCTGCGGACTTTGGAGTCCAGTTGATCCCAGAGCCAGACTTTTTGTTCTGCCTCCAGGTTTTCGCCTTCAATAGCGAAATGGGCTTCTTTAGGACGACCTTCGGCCACCAGGGCTTTGACCTTCTCGGCTAGTTCCACCAGATATGCTTTTACTTCGTCGGTCAGTTCCTCGCCAATGCCATCCCGCGGGGAGTGCTTGACACTGGCAGGCACCGGGCCTTCTTCCGGCAGATCCTCGCCGGCATAGATATACAGCCCCAGACCGTGTAGTGCGAGGGCCTTGGTCATGCACCGCATGATGGCCGTGTTGACCGCAAACGCATCAGGCTCAGAGATGGCCTTGTTTCGATGGTCCATGACCGGGAGCTGGCACATTACAGGCTTGCCAAACAGGGTGACCGATACCATCACCATAGCGGTATCGTTAATCGTCATGTAGGGAACGGTTCGGCAGCGACCTTCTGCGCCGTGTTCCTCAAACAGTTTGATTTCGTAGTTGGCCGCGGGATCTGCCTTGAGTGCTTCTGCCCAGGCCCAAGCCCAGGACAGGTAAGACAGATTGTTTTTCTTCTCTACATGCTCATTGACGTTCGTCTGCAGTAGCTTCTGTATTGTCATTGCTTTTCTCCAATTGCGTTTCTATCCATTGCTTGATCTTTTGGTGGCGGGCCATAAACAGGCTTTTGTTCCCGTAGTAGTAGTTCTCCACCTCCATCATGTTGCAGTAACTCTGTAGCTGCAAAAGTTGTGGTTCGGTCAGTTTCATTTGCGCGACCACTCCTCATAGATCTCGACTTGCTCATCAATCAGGCTGGCCTGTTTTTCTGGCGGCAGCTCGGAATACTCTTTCCAATGAGCTTCATGGCAGCACGACAGTCGCTCGGCACGGGGCTTGAGGCAGTAGCCGCAATATTGAGCTACAGACGTTTTGAACTCATAGTCCAGTTCTCCACGGAAATCGCGACGTTTTTCCATGATGTATTCCTCTTCGCGGGCTACAGTTTCGTACCATTCCTGACCGCCATCATCATAGTTCATGCTTGCCCCCTTGCGCGAATGGCTCGGGCGCAGGCTTCTGGAATTGTTCTGCCGCTCAATTCACCATAGTTATCGGCGGCGATCCTCTCGCAAACCGCAGCACACGCCTCGCGCTCGGCTGCGCGGATGATGTCTTCACGCTGCTTCAATTGTTCACGAATAGCAGGACGATCTCCGCAGTCCCAAGCGTCATACATATTGGCGCTCATTGCTTGGGCTCCTTCTGCTCAGTGGGAGGAACCCAGCCGTACTTGCGCCAGACGGCCTGGACATCAGCACCACGCTGGTAGGGCTTGCCTTCAAGAAGGGTTTGTGCCGGCTCAGTCCGGCGGGGAGCATTACTTTGCATTGTCTGTTCTCCAATTGACTGCGGGATGCAGTGCCATGAAATGTACAGCCATTTTTCGGCCAAAAAATAGGGGTTTTCCCTAGTACAACGCTAGGATGGCCGTGCTAGTCTAGCAGACATGAACGAAGCCACAAGACTCGAAATGACCGTAGCCCAGTTGCTGGTTGTCCATGCGATTGAGCTGCTGGAACCCCATCACGACCCCGAAGACGCGGATGCGGCAGTCAAGGCTGCTTTGGTCCAGGCTTTGGAATATGCGTGTAACCGCCCTATCAAAACTTTAGAGGAGTTGTTTAGCAATGATTGACATGATCCGAGCCCTTTTCCAGAGTGGTGTGCCGTATGATGCGGACAGGAACACGTTTGAGGTGAGGCCTGAGCACGCCTACCTGATTGAGCAACAGAGAGCCCA